GATGATGCAATCGAACGCTCCATAAGAAACAAAAAGAAATTTAATGAAAGGAACTGGGTAGAACAAACATGTCCAAACTCGAAAGAGATTTTCAGCGAACATTAATTCAGGACCTTCATAATAGATTTCCTGATGCAATTGTTAAGAAAAACGACTCGGGTCATATTCAAGGAATACCCGACTTGTCAGTGGACATTGGTCCATATTCTTATCATTTAGAAGTTAAGCGTAGCGCGACTGCTCCTTATCGACCTAATCAAGAATATTACTTAGAAAAGTATAATTCGATGGGTGGATGGGCACGTACTATATATCCAGAGAATAAGGAGGAAGTTCTTAATGAAATGGAACAGACATCCCGAGTTCGAAGGTAAACATTCATTTTTGAGCGCTAGTCAATGTCATTGGTTAAAATATGACCCTGAGAAATTGGTTGAACGCTTTGAAAATGAAAAAGCAAAACAAAGAGGAACTGAATTACATGAGTTTGCCAGTCAAGCAATTCAACATAGAATTCGCTTATTACCTGGACATACTCATCCAGCAGTTGCTAATTTTGTTAATGATGCAATCGGTTATCATATGGATAGTGAAGTATTGTTATTTTACTCGCCATATGCATTTGGTACAGCCGATGCTATACGATATGACCCACCTAAGAAAGATAATCCTCGTGGATTTCTTCGGATACACGATTTAAAAACAGGTGTTACCAAACCAAAAATGGAGCAGTTACTTGTGTATGCTGCTTATTTCTGTTTGGAGTATGGTATTAAACCAGAGAAAACTGATTTTGAACTTCGTATTTATCAAGGTGAGAATATTGATACTTATATTCCTGAAGCAGAAGATGTTTATGACGTTTATCACACAATAAAAGAATTTTCTGGGATTTTAGAAAACAAACCTAGATAGAAAGGACTATATTCGTAATGAATTTAGAAGAAGCCTATCTTGAACACCAAGGAACGCCACATCAAGGAAGTATTCCTCATAGTGGACGATATAAATGGGGGTCAGGAGAGAACTCATATCAACGGGCTACATCATGGTCCGACACTGTTGCAAAATATCGTAAAACAGGACTAACCGATACGCAAATTGCAACAAAACTAGGTATTACGACAAGTGAATTTCGTGCAAGAAATACAATTGCCAACCAAACCATTCGACTTAAAAATCAATCTATGATTATGGAACTTCATGAAAAAGGATTAGGTCCAACCGAGATTTCTCGTAGGATTGGTATTCCTGAGTCATCTGTTCGTATGAATTTAAATGAGCAAGTTCGACATAATGTAAATCGAATGGAAAGTGTTAAAAATGATCTTAAAGCACTTATCAACGAGAACCCATATTTGGACGTCGGTCTTGGATCTGCACAACAATTAGGTATTAAAGAAAATACTCTTAAGCGTGCAGTTCAACAATTAGAAGCAGAAGGTTATCATATGCATAAAGTATATGTTAAAAATGCTACTAACGATGATCACTGGGTAGAAATGAAAGTTCTTACAAAAGAATCAAATCCTGATATTGTTCGTGAACATAAACATGAAATTGTTCCTCCTAATTTATATAAATCCAGTGATGGAACTACTAAATTAGGACTGCGACCAATTGAACATATTGATTGGAAACGCGTCAGCATAAGATACGATGAGCAAGGCGGTACCGATAAAGATGGTGTTATGGAACTTCGTCCAGGCGTTAAAGATTTAGACCTTGGTGGTTCTAAATATGCTCAGGTTCGTATCGGTGTTGGTGGAACGCATTATCTTAAAGGTATGGCTGTTTATGGAGACCCTAAAGATTTTCCTAAAGGTGTCGATGTTATTTTCAACACTAATAAGAAACAAGGAACTCCTAAAGAGTCTGTTCTTAAGAAATTAAAAGATGACCCAGATAATCCATTTGGTGCGCAAATTAAAGCCAATGGACAAAAAGGAGCTATTAATAAAGTTAATGAGGAAGGTGACTGGGGAACTTGGTCTAAAACCTTATCTTCTCAGTTTGTTTCCAAACAACCACCTGCTCTTGTAAAAGGTCGTATTCAAACAACATACGAAAAGTTACAAAAAGAATTTAACGAAATTAATAGTTTGACAAATCCTGTTATCAAGAAAGCATTGATGCAAGATTTTGCTGATGGTCTAACAACTAAACGTCATAATCTTAAATTAACTGGGTTCGACCGAATGAAAGGTCAGGTTATTTTACCATTGTCAGGTATTAAAGCAAACGAAATCTATGCTCCAAACTTTAAGAATGGAGAGAAAGTAGTTCTTGTTCGATATCCTCATGGTGGTATTTTCGAATTACCAGAATTAACTGTTAATAATAAACTAGAAAAAGGTCCTGCTAAATTTATGAAAGGTGCAAAAGATGCCGTTGGTATTGACTCATCAGTTGCATCTAAATTATCTGGTGCCGATTTCGATGGTGACACTGTAATGGTTATTCCGAATAATAAAAACGGAATTAAAACAAGTCGTTCATTAAAAGAACTTAAAAACTTTGACACCAATAAATATTATTCTACAGATCCAAATGTTTTGAAGCGTGACTCAAAAGGTAACTGGCCAGAGAAACAAAGAAAAATGGGAGAAGTATCAAACCTTATTACTGATATGACTCTTAAAAGAGCTAATCAATCTGAAATTGCTAGAGCCGTTAAACATTCTATGGTTGTTATTGATGCAGAAAAACATAATTTAGATTATAAAAGATCTGAAAGAGAAAATGATATTCCAGCTTTAAAGAAATTATATCAAGAACATTATGATGTTATATCTGGAAAAATAAAAAATGGAGCATCAACTCTTATTTCTAGGTCAAAGACTGAGCATCGCACCCTTGAGTATTGGGAGAAAGCTAGAACGCCAGAAGAACTTGCTGCTAATCCTAAACTAAAACCAACAATTAAGAAATCTAAAACTGTTTCTACAGACCATGTTGTAGAAATGGTTAAAGATGCTAAGACACTTGGTTCAGGTACACCTATCGAAAATATGTATGGTGATTATATTAATGCCCTTGGTAAGATGCGAGCTAAAGCTAACAAGGTTGTTGAGTCAACACCTAACATGACGATGAACAAGGAAGCTAAACTACAGTACAAGTCTCAAGTAGAATCACTACAGAACAAACTTAATCTTGCTCTATCCAACTCTCCTAGAGAACGTCAAGCACAGCTGATTGCTAACAAAGTAATTGCTGAGAAACGTGATCCTAACATGCAGAAAGACCAGCTCAAGAAGCTTAAACAACAGGCTATTGCTGCTGCTCGTGTACGTACAGGTGCTGACGGCGCTTCGTCTAGGATTATTATTGAGCCTGATGAATGGAAAGCTATTCAGTCTGGTGCTGTGAGTACTAAGATGCTTACAGACATCATTCGCTTCTCTGACTCAGACAGACTCAAACAGTTGGCTACACCTAAGAAGGAAGACACTATGAGTCTATCTAATGCTAACAGAGCTAAAGGTATGCTTAAGAATGGTAGAACCTATGCTGAAGTAGCAGAGGCATTAGGCGTTAGTGTCTCTACCGTACAGAACCTAGTCTAGAAAGGAGAACACTATGGAAGAACTAGATTACGTTAAAGAGACATCAGTCGTTGATACAATGCTAACAACGTTTGACAATCCATACAATCCTTTCGTTGACTATGATGAATGGTTACGTTGGGACACAGAACATGGATACAACACACCAGAACTATTAGCTGAAGTCATTGGCAACACTGATGACGTGTTGGATGAAGTAGAAGAAGCACAGCTACATGCTACTGCAATCAATTACATCATTGATGAAGGACCAGTTGAAGGCGTTTGGACAGTGTGCAAACCTACAACTCCGACACCAATTCGTCTACCAACTGAAGAATGAAATGTGAAACAAACTTTAGACCCATAGGGGGAGGGGTCGCAAAATTTTCCCACCCCCTTGCATCGCCCCACCACCCTAAAATATCCCCGGAGTGGGTTAAAACTCAGATTCTGGGATACCAAAGTGGGTCGATAATATCTGGAAAGGAGGTAAAAAGATGTCTAGTGAGGTTAGTGAACATCTTAAAGCACTACTATACTGGCTTCTATCTCCTGAAGTTCTATCACAGATTGGTGTTTATATTGGCGTTGGTGCATCTATTGTAGGCTTTGGTGCAAAAGTATTCACGCGTTTATGGAATAAATTAGAAAAGAAGCAAAACGAAGAAATTGATGGCATCAAGAACGCTATATCAGCGTTAACATTGAGCTTTCAAGAAATGCAACAGACCCAAGAAAGAGACTTTCTTCGATTACAAATCGTTACTGGTATACAATCGGAGAGATTGTCTATTGCTGAAGTTTTAGCTTTATACGATTCTTATACCCAAAAGGGTGGTAACTCGTATATCACAAGAGTAGTCAATGACTACATAGAAGAAAAGAGACATAAGGAGACTAAGAATGACCATTGAAAAAATCATTGAAGTATTAACGCTATTAGTTTTTGTTGCGCCTGTAGTTTTACAAGTAGTTCGCTATCTTGGTGTATCAACTAATAATAAATCTGTGATTACATTAGCAGATCGGGCAATGATCATCGTTTCTTCTTTGGATTCTTTATTGATTCCTAATAAAGATAAGAAAAAAGAAGCTTTAGAAAAACTATTAGCGTTTTCTAAAGAAATCGGTGTTAGTCTATCAGCAGAACAAGCCGAAGACTATATTGAACATTCGGTCCGTGAACTAAGAGAATTTCAGGGTAAAGCGGAGGTAGTTACGGATGCCTCGAAAGAAAAATAAAGACGATTATTTAATTCGTCAAGCATTCACTCCGGAAGGTAGAATGCAACAATTAACAAAGCAAGCATTTGATTTGGCAGAACGACAGTTACAAGATGGAACAATCGCGCCAAGCACATTAAATGCATTACTTCGTTATGGAACAATTGAAAACGAGATCCAGTTGGAAAACTTAAAAGCTAAGAAGAAACTCAATGAATCTAAAATAAGTTTGATTGATAGTGAAGTCAAAGGTAAAGGAGATAGCGAAGCTGTTATTGCGGCAATTCGTGGTTATGCTCCTTCTGAAGAATTATGACATCATTGTTAACAACCGATAGAAAAATTCTACAAGATTTGAGTTATTCAAAGCTTATAACATTTGATTCGTTTGGTGATAGATTGAATTATCTGTCATTAATAAACAGAGGATACAAATCCCCTCGAGAGATATCTAATAGATTCTATCGAAGCAAACTTTGGCGAGAACTTAGAGATTATGTTATCGCTAGAGATATGGGTTATGACTTAGGAGTTCCTGGAGTCAATATCGATGGACGAGTATTGGTTCATCATATGATTCCGGTAACCGAAGAAGATTTATTAGAATGGAATGAAGACATTCTGCTTAATCCTGATTTACTAATAACAACTTCTTACGAAACTCACGCTATAATTCATTACAAGAAAGTTTACCCAGAATCAAATTATATAGAACGAACACCTGGAGATACTAAACTATGGTGAGGTGGATATGACAATTCTACAAGACGTAAAGTCTGTTTTAGATTTTGCCTCTGAAGAAGATAATGGGTTTGATTCTCGACTAATTATGGAACTAGATGGTATTGTTGGTGAATTGTCTCAATTGACTCAACTCAACAAAGATTTTGTTATGAGTACAGATTCAAAATGGGAACAATTATTTAATAATAACGATACCCATTTACTTCGATTAGCCAAACAGTATGTTTATTTAAACATCAGAATTAAATTCGATCCTCCAATTGGGAGTGTACTTTCTTCTTTGGAGAAATCTATTCATTCTACTGCTCATCGTATAATCATCCAAAAGGAGGAGTTTAATGAGCAACAATCACAAACTGCTCCAAGCGATTGATGACATTCGAGAAGATTCTTTTGAACACCATGGTGTAAAAGGAATGAAATGGGGAGTACGAAAGTGGTATTCTAATTCTAGATTCGGACGTGCTAGACGAGCAAAGAAAGAGCAAAAAGCAGCTCTTGCCTCTTGGCAACGTAAGTATGGAAACATGCATAAGATGACATCAAAAGATTTGGAAAAAGCTACTAAAAGACTTAGACTCGAAAATGATTTCGCTGAGCAGATGAAACGTTCTAATGCAATAAATGCTAAGAACCGTGGCGGAGGAGTTACCGCTCTTGGTAAGGCAGTTGGAAAATCTGTTCTTAATTCAGTTGTCGATTCTGGAGTTAAGACATTAACCAACGACTTAATGAGAAACAAACCTAAAAACTATAGTCCATTTACAAATGCAACGCTTTCTGCTGCAAAGAAATTAAAGGCGGAGCATTATGACACTGTAAGTATTGGACGTGAAATGCAAGAAATTGGAAAACTTGCTGGTGGGCTATTTAGAAAATAGGAGATAACGTTTTGGTACTATCCAATAAAGCTTATCCGGAAGAATACATGAAATTCAAAGAAGCAGTTCTGAAAGGTGAAATTCCGGTTAATCGTATGGTATCTCTGGAAATGAACCGAATAGACTTCTTGATAGAGTCTCCGGATTATTACTATGATAATCAGGCGATTGAAGGCTTTGTTAGATTTTGCGAAAATGAAATGACTCTAACAGACGGTAGCGATGTTACATTATTACCGTCCTTTAAATTATGGGCAGAATGTGCCCTCGCTTGGTTTTACATTTCCGAGGATAAAGTATACAATCCTAAACTCGGTAAATGGGAAATTAAAACAAAATTTAAGCGACTCACAACAAAACAATATCTAATTGTTGGACGTGGAGCCGCTAAATCACTTTATTCAACATACATGCAGGCATACATGTTGTTGATAGACACTTCAACTACCCATCAGGTAGTTGCAGCGCCAACTATGAAACAAGCTGAGGAAATTATGGGACCTTTCAGAACTGCTTTGAGTAGAGCTAAAGGACCTCTAATTAAATACATGGTTCAAGGATCTAAAATGACCGGGAATCTAACTCAAAAACAATTGCTGGCGTCAACAAAGAAAGGTGTCGAGAATTTTGCCACGAATAGTCTACTTGAAATAAGACCTATGTCTGTCGATAAGCTACAAGGTCTTAGATGTAAGTACGCATCCGTTGATGAATGGCTTTCTGGAGAAGTTAGAGAGGATGTTATAGGAGCAATCGAACAGGGTGCTTCCAAGAATGATAACTATCTCATAATCGCTACATCTTCCGAAGGAACTGCTCGTGACGGTGTTGGTGATACCATTAAGATGGAGTTAGTCGACATTTTAGAAGGTCGATATTTTAACCCACATGTCTCTATTTGGTATTATCGACTAGATGATGTTAGAGAAGTTGCTTATCCAGAACTATGGATGAAAGCTAACCCTAACCTTGGGGCTACAGTTTCTTATGAAACATATAGAAATGAAGTAGAACGTGCTGAGAATCAACCCGCAACAAGGGCTGATACATTAGCAAAACGTTTTGGTATACCTGTAGAAGGTTATACATATTTCTTTGTTTATGAAGAAACAGTTCCTCATCGTCCACAAAACTTCGATGGTCTTGAATGTACACTCGGTGCCGACTTATCTCAAGGTGATGACTTCTGTGCCTTTACATTCTTATTCCCTCTAGGTAGAGGACGATTTGGTGTTAAGACAAGATCTTATGTTTGTGAGTCAAAACTCAAGAAATTAACTTCAGCTATGCGTAATCGTTACGATGAACTTATTGCCGAAGGAACTTTGATTGTTATGGACGGTGTTGTTCTTGATATGAATCAAGTATACGACGATTTATCTTCAATGATTTATGAACACAAGTATGTAGTTTACGCTTTCGGTTATGACCCATATAATGCTAGAGAATTCGTCGAAAGATGGATTCGAGACAATGGTGAATATGGAGTTGAGAAAGTAATACAAGGTGCCAAAACAGAATCAGTACCTATGGGCGAGCTCAAAAATTTAGCAATGGAAAGACTATTAATTTTTGATGAAGAACTTATGAAGTTTGCTATGGGTAATGCTATAGCTATTCAAGATAATAATGGTAACTATAAATTATCTAAACGTAGAACCGACGAGAAGATAGATAATGTTGCCGCTCTTATCGACGCATGGGTTGCGTATAAACGTAATCTAGACTTATTCGGATAGAAAGGCTTAAGAACACTATGAGTATGTTTACTGATGGTTTACAACATGCCTGGTCTATGTTTAACCGAAACGACACAACATCATTAACAGAAACGCAACCTGTGTTTCAATTTTCAACCGAACCTAGAGCTTTGAATCCAAACAATTCAATACCAACTAGAACATATGCTAGAGCATCTATCTCTTCTATGATCTTTAACCGAATCGCTATGGACGCAAGCACTGTTAAATTCCAACATGTTAAATTGGCTGAAGATAAGGAAAACCAAACTGTACAGTACGGATCTTCTCTACAGAGATTATTTGAAGTCGAAATGAATATTGACCAATCTGCTACAGATTTCTTTCATGATTTAGTATACTCACTATTCGATGAAGGAGTTGTAGCGGCAGTCCCTGTAGAAGCTACTTTAGATCCTACACAATCCGATTCGTATGATATTAAATCTATGCGAGTTGGTAAAATTTTGGAATGGTTTCCTACTAAAGTTCGTGTGAAAATTTATAATGAATATAAAGGCGATTTCTCAGAAATCATTGTACCAAAGAAAATGTGTGCTATTATCGAAAATCCGTTAGCCAACATTTTAGGGTCTGATAATCCTACTATGAATCGTCTTATTCAAAAACTTTCAATTTTAGACAAACAAGATATTGATGCAGTTGCTAATAAATGGAATATGATTCTACAGCTTCCTGTTCCTGTCAGAAACGACATTAAGAAGAAAGAAGCCGATGATCGTGTTAAAGACATTGAAAAGCAACTTCAAGATTCTAATTTAGGAATTGCATATATTGCTGCTGACGAAAAGATTACTCAGTTAAATAGACAAATTAATTCGAATCTTATGGATGAAATTAAGTATTTAACCGATGAATTACTAAGTCAAATTGGTTTGACCAAATCAGTATTTGATGGTACTGCCAATGCCGAGCAAATGCAAAACTATTATACAAGAACAATTGATCCAATTGTAACAAGAATTCAAGAAGAATTTCAACGAAAATTTATTACTAAGACAGGCTATACACAAGGACATCGTATTGTGACTTATAGTGACCCATTTAAATTGGTTCCTACAAGTCAACTTGCTACGATTGGGGATTCTTTGCTTCGTAACCGAATTCTTACTTCTAATGAATTCCGTGCAGTTATTGGTTATGGGCCTATTGCTGACCCAATGGCTGACCAATTGTATAATCCAAATATCTCTGATGTTCGTCAAAACGTATCTATACCTGGGTCTGTCGGGTCCCCTGAAAGCGAATACGACTACGCTCAATACCCCCAAGAAGAAGCGTATCCTATTGAAGACTTTCAAAATGGCGGCAAATAATGATGGAGGAAATGTCGTATAATGGATAAACATCCCAAGTATGATTTCGCGGGTTATGTAACTCGTAACGACACTCGTTGTACAGACGGTGTTATTATTCGACATGGTGCGTTCAAAGACAATAACGGACAAAAAGTTCCTCTGGTTTGGTCTCATGATCATAGTACACCAGAGAATGTTATTGGTCATGTTATGTTGCATCATGCTGATGACGGCGTTTATGGCGAAGGATATTTCAACAATACTCCAAAAGCCAAAAGTGCCAAAGAACTCGTACAACATGGAGATATCTGGTCTATGTCTATCGGGGCAAATCGTATTAAACGTACGCCACAAAATGACGTAATCCATGGTAATATCTATGAAGTATCACTTGTAGTCGCCGGAGCTAATCCTGGCGCTGTTATTACGGAAGTGTTACAACACTCCGATAATCCTAATGAAGGGGAAACTATTATAATGGAAAGTAATGAACTTTTACATAAAGCAAGCGATGTATTGCTTGGTAAAGAGCGTGTAAGTCTCTTTGATCTTATTCAACATGCTGACGAAGGTGAAGCTACAGATATCATGGATGGGGTTCTAGGAACTCTTAATGAAGATCAACAAGAAGCTGTCGCTATTCTTACAGAAGCTTCAGTTAACGAAGCGCTTGAAAATTATGAAAACTCTGTTAATGAACAATTTGATGCTGCTGTTGATGCACGTGTCGAAGAAGTTTTGAGCGAACTTGCTGATAAAGCTGACGAAGATGATGAAGAAGAAACCGAATTAGAACAATCTGCCCTAGGAGGACAAATCATGCACTATAATGCATTTGGACAAAATGTAAATGACGAAAAAGAACTTCGCCACTCACTTGAAGCTGCTTTGGAAACAGCTAAATCTACTGGTCGTACAGTAGGTCAAGTTCTTTCTGAAATGGACGGTGGCGACACTCTTAAACACTCAATGAACAACATTGACAAACTTTTCCCTGATCATGCACTTCAAGGTGGAGTACAAGTAATCTACTCACCTAACACTGCTACTGAACATATTCTTATGCGTGTAACTAAAGTACCAACCGCTTTCGTTAAATCAATCATGACAGACCTTTCTGACTTGACTGACGAACAACTTCGTGCTAAAGGTTACATCAAGGGAACTGAAAAGAAAGAACAAATCATTTCTTTCTTGTCTCGTAAGACAGACCCACAAACAATCTATAAAAAACAATCGATCGACCGTGACGACCAGATCGATATCGGTCAACAACTTAACGTTGCCGCATTCTTCCAACAAGAAATGCGTATCAAGTTGAATGATGAAATTGCACAAGCAATTCTTGTATCTGACGGGCGTAACACTGGTGACGCTGCTAAAATTAAAGAAGACAAGATTCGTCCAATCACTAAAGACGAAGACTTCTACACAATCAAGGCTACTTACAACCCTAAAGCTCTTCTTGACGTATTCCAAACAGTTGCTGAAGAAAAGACTAAGATGCTTGGTTCTGGTACACCATCATTGTACATGAACCCACTCTTCTTGACAAAACTTCGTTTCCTTCGCAACAAGAACGAACAATGGGTATTCGGTGGACAACAACCTGCTACTAAAGAATATCTTGCTTCATTGTTTGGCGTTGCTGAAATCATTGAAACAAACTTCTTGAAACCTGAAGAAATGATCATGGTTAACTTGGCCGACTACCAAATCGGTACAAACCGTGGTGGTGAAGTTAACACATTCGAACACTTCGATATTGACTTCAACAAACAGAAATACTTGATCGAAACTCGCTTGTCTGGTGCCCTTACTCGTGCTAAATCTGCAGTATACTTCAAACCTGCTGATGGATCAGCTGCAACATCAGGACCAGCTGCAGCTGGAGTTCCTGGGGGATAATCAATGAAGTTTAGCGGAAAAGCTGGTTTTAGAATTGATGACGTAGAAATCGAACCTGGTGTCTACGAACCCACTGTAGTAGTTAAGTCTATCAAAGGGACTGTGGTAATTAATCATTACCAACATCAAAATAGCGACAAATCAACAATTGATAATGTTCGCATTACCAACCAGCTGTCAATTGTCGCTAATCAATTTTTAAATGAACACATCGCAAATTTGGTATATATCGAATTTCAGGGGGTCAAATGGAAAGTCGAAAGTTTTGATATCCGACCTCCTCGCGTTGTTGTCAGTTTGGGAGGGGTTTATAATGAGCAATCGACTTGACATGCATAACCTAATTCTTAAAGCTGTTGAACTAACCGGTGAGAGGTATAAAGTTTATTACAACCCAATCGCAAACGTAAAATTAGAATACCCATGTATCATTTATCGACGTAAAGGTATTCATCAACGACATGCCGATGATATTAGATATCATACACATACGTCATATCAATTAACTATTATTGATAAACGGGTAGAATCACCTGTTGTAGAAAAACTACTTGAGAATCAATATTGTACTTACAACAATGAGTTCGTATCAGAGAATATGAACCACACTATTATGACACTTAATTCTGGAGGAATTACAAATGGCTAAACTAGTATTTGACGAACTAGGAAAACGTTTCTATGAGACCGGTGTATCGAACGCCGTTCTTTATCCACAAGCAGACGATGGATCATATCCTAAAGGTGTTGCTTGGAATGGTATTACTGCTGCTAACGAATCACCATCAGGTGCTGAGTCTAATGACCAATACGCAGACAACATTGTATACTTGTCACTAACAGGTGCTGAGAAATTCGAAGCTACTATCGAAGCATTCTCTTCACCAGCTGAATTTGACGAATGTGATGGAATGAAAGAACTTTCTAAAGGTCTTACAATTTCACAACAAACTCGTAAACCATTTGGTTTCGCATACAAATCAATCCTTGGTAACGACATCAAAGGTAACGACTATGGTTACAAACTTCACATTTGGTATGGATGTAAAGCTGCTCCGTCTGAACGCTCACATTCAACTGTGAATGACAGTCCAGAACCACAAAACCCATCATGGAGCATTTCATCAACTCCAGTTGCGGTTCCAGGCGCTAAACCATCATCTGTATTGACATTCAACTCAACTACAACTCCTGCTGACAAACTTAAGAAAATCGAAGATATTCTTTACGGAACTGATGAAGCAGATGCTCGTCTTCCATTGCCATCAGAAATTATTGAGTTATTGAAATAATTATTTAACATAGGAGGTACTCGATTATGCTCAAACAACAAGTAACATATGAGGATTTCGATGGAAATACTCAAAGCGAAACTCTATACTTTAACCTTAATCGTATGGAGTTGATCTCTTTCCAAAAACGCTATGGTAGCGAAAATATGGAAAACTACATCAACAAATTGATTGAAGAAAAACAAATCGAACCAATGTATGATTTGTTGAATGACTTCGTATTGACAGCTTATGGTGTTAAATCAGAAGACGGTAAACGTTTCATCAAGAATGATCAAATTCGTGAAGAATTCAAACAATCACTAGCTTATGAAGCTTTGATTGAAGACTTCCATGACGATTCTCGTAAAGTTCTTGAGAACTTCATCGCTGGTGTAACTGCTCATATTCGTGGTATTAATACAGCAGCTGCTGGTGCAGCAAACTAATTAACACAATGGAGGCGTGGATTTTACCCGCCTCTTTTTGTTTTTTTTTATAAAATGTTTGAGGTGTGAATATTATGTCTGAGTTTTTAACTATAACTTTGGATGAGCTTGAAATGTGGGATGACAGCATATCTCAATTTATTATAACAGAACCGAAACAAGATGTTACTTTTAGATATACTCTAACTGTGTTAGATAAATGGGAAACTAAATACAGAAAGCGTTTTATCGATAATTCTAAAAATATAGAACAGGATGAAATTCTGGATTTTATTATAATGATGGCCGATAAAGAATTTGATATTTCTAGACTCACCGAAAGTAATTTCAAAGAGATTATCAAGTACATGGAGACTACTCCAAGTGCTACTGAATTACCTAAAAATAATTCTAGTCACGGTACCGGGTATCATCGAAAGAAAATATTTACATCTGAGATAATTTATGCAATGATGGCTTTGAATCATATTCCATTTAATTGGGAAGATAGAAATCTTAATAAATTGATAATGTTACTCAACTGCGTAGGCTCATTGCAAGAACCTCCTAAAAAAATGACCAGAGCTGAAGCAATGGAAGAACATCAAGCACAAGTTCTTAGAAATAGAAAAATACTCGAAGAACGGAGGAAAAAGATGAATGGATAATTATAAAGCCATATCTACTAAAGATACTATTAAACATTTCGGAATTAAAGGAATGAAGTGGGGCGTTCGCACAAGATATGCTAAAGATAGACTCAGTAATTATTCTGCATATAAGAAAGAATTACGAGGAATAAAGGATGAGTATAAATTAAGAAAACCAACTTTACTATCTAAAAGTTTACGACGTAGTGGCGTTGCATCTTTAGGCCTAGGACTTATATCTAAGAATGCCGATTTTACCAACTATGGTATTAGCGCTATTGCTGGTGGAGTTACTCTAGATGCTATGAGGGGATCCCATGCGGCCAAAAAAGATTATAAGTATCAAAAGAGACTTTTAAAAAAAGAATACAAAAAATCTAAATCCGAATTAAAGCGATTAAAAAATAATGGTTTGTTAGAAAATAAAATTATAAAAATCGCTAATAATAAACGTTTATCTGATATTGATAAACAGAAAAGAATTATCGATGTTAGTAAACGTATAAGGTAGGATATTATAAAATATGAGAATTCAAGAGTATGGTGATTTCGGAAATTTAGAAAAATTTTTGAAAAGATCACGAAAAGCTAATCTTGATGCTTTGGGGAAAGCAATTGTCGATGCTTTAAGAGATGCGACCCCTGTAGAATCTGGGGAAACCGCAAACTCATGGGGATATCGAATAACACAAACCTCTCGAGGTCAAGATTTAGAAATATTCAATACCCATATTAATAAAGGTGTTAATATTGCCATAATTTTACATTATGGTCACGGTACTGGTACAGGAGGTTATGTTCCTCCAAGACTATATATTGACAAAGCTATTGATTCGGTATATAAGAAAACTATTAATAAAGTTTTAGAAGATTATCTAAAATAGAAAGGTAAACTATGGCTGGATATGTAGATGAAAAAGTCGCCAAGGTCACCTTAGACAATAAAGGATTTTCTAAGAATGCGGATGATACTGTCGCTGCATTAGAAAGAATGAAAAGTGCCTTTAGTAAAGTCAATGGTAAAGATGCGACTAGAAACATAGCCTCAGATATGTCAGAGATGAATAACACAATTTCAAAATCGACACAAAAATCTGAGGGATTACTATCTCGCCTTAAAGGAATTTTTACTAGAAGCGCTCAAGGTATTGATATGTCTGGCGCAGGTCAATCGATCGATAGAATGAATACCGATGTTGCTAGCAAAACTGCTACCACATCATCCATTTTATCGAGACTTAAAGGTATTTTCCAGAAGGCAGATAATCATCAAGGATTTCCAAATTCTATTAAATCTATTGATGGATTAAACACAAAAGTATCGGGATTCGATGCCAGTCCTTTATCTAATGCTTTCGCTAAAGCGGCTAGTTCCGTACAGAACTCATTGTCAGTAATGGATATTGCTATGGGTAATGTGTTGGGCGGAATGCTACAAAAAGCTATGAGCTTTGCTGGTCAATTTTTCAGAGGTTATGGTGATGGTTTAGCCGAGTACAAAAATAAACTCGGGTCAATTCAAACTATTATGACGAATACCGAATGGGAAATTCCAGATAGTTCTGTTCGTATGCGAAGAGTTTCTGGAGCATTAGAAACTCTTAATGATTACGCCGACAAAACTATTTACTCATTTGCAGATATGACCAAAAACATTGGTACGTTTACTGCCGCAGGGGTAAGCTTGGATAAATCAGCTGTCGCAATTAAAGGTATCTCGAACTTGGCGGCGGCTTCTGGTTCAGATACAAACCAAGCATCTATGGCGATGTATCAATTATCACAAGCATTGGCATCTGGTCGTGTAGCTTTACAAGACTGGAACTCAGTAGTTAATGCCGGTATGGGTGGTAAACTATTCCAAGACCGATTGACACAAACCGCTGAAAAGATGGGTCATGCTCGTGATATGACTAAATCATTTCGTGACTCATTGAAAGACGGTTGGTTGACATCTGAAGTATTGTTGGAAACTTTGAGAGAATTCTCTGAAGACCAATCGATGCTTGATGCCGCAACAAAAGTTAAATCATTTGGTCAGTTGGTCGATACTGTTCAGGAAGCTATTGGTTCTGGATGGGCAACAACTTGGGAATATTTCCTAGGTGGATTCGAAGAAGCCAAAAGTCTATGGACAAGTATTGGTGATATTGTAAACCCGTTTGTTTCGGACGATCAGGGAACATATTATGATAGTGTTCTAGAAATAGAAAGAAGTCTTGGTAACTATCGAAATGCGATGCTTAAGACTTGGAAGGATATGGGAGGACAAGAATCCTTATTTAATTCCATTAAAAATAGTTTTGAGATTGTGTTTGGCGCCATGACTAAATTCCGAGAAGGATTTCGTTCTGTAATTGGTGACTATAAACAAGCAGCGACCGTATTTTACGGATTTACTAAAACTCTTGAAAACGTCACTAATTCTATCAAGAATAACACATATCTCTTTACAACAATAAACGCTATCGGTAAGATGGTTGGACAGACTTTCCTAACATTAGGCTGGATTTTCAGCAAATTAGGACAAGGTATTTCTTCCGTTGGTAATGCATCAGGAAGTATATTAATGCCATTGAGAACCGCTGCCGATTCTATTGCTAGATTTATGGAAGCTTTGCGTTCGAATACAAACGCTCACTTAGTCTTCTATCATATTGGTAAGACGATTGCCAATGTATTCAATATTATTATCACTGTTGGTCGAATTGTTATCTTTGTGATTAAAGATATTCTTAGAGGATTCTCTCAATTTGGTAATAGTAAGGGATTAGTTACTGTAGCAACCACATTATCCGATGTGACTGGTAAATTGCTAACATTTGTTAAAGCAATTGAGAAGTTTGTATTGTCTTCTAATAAATTTGAACAAATTGGTGGAACAATCGGAAAAGTACTAGGCGCTATCAGCAACGCATTTAGCGGAGTCTTCTCTAAACTCAAAATGCTAGCAAATCCCTTTGGGAATGCAGAAGCGATTTTCTCGGGTGCAGCAAGCATATTTAATAAACTTGGAAGTGGTCTTGCCAATATCATCAATAATATTGGATCCGTTATGTCTCAGGCATGGGATTCTTTAGTTTCTGGTGTTAAGGCAAGCTATGATGCGTTGAAAGATGCTTTCGTATCATTTGACGTGGCCAGCATTATTAAAGCACTTATCGGTTTGTTCGCTTTCGATAAATGGCTTAAATTCAAGAATTCTAAAGGTAGTATTGTCGACCTAGTTTTCGATAAATTTAAGGAAATGTTTG